TCCGACGTGGGCATCCCACCTGGCTGCGTCTATTGCGAACACACAACGGCCGATGATGATGAAAGCATCGTCTCCACAATCGACTATGCCTTTCTCCCCCGATTCTATCATCATGCGCATGATCTCAGCCACCTCTGCCTTCGTGCGACCAAAACCGACACACAGCCTCCAACCGTTCACCCGCGAGTGTTCGCTGCCGTCGAACACCAAACTTGCACGTGCCCCTGCTGATACGAAGAAAGGCCCGACCGCTGCTTGTATCTCATCTGCGCTCGCCTGAATGGTGCGAGGGTCGCTGCATGCTATGCGATAGCTGCGACTTGTGCCAGAAACGATCTTGTCCGGCTGCATGAGATTCACTTCGTGCTTCAAGAAGCACGTCCGATGATCCCACTTGTTTTGGGCGCCACACAAAATGGGGTTGAAGAAAGCAAATCCAAAGACGCTGAGCGTAAGCAGTGCTTGCAGGTATCGTTGACGTTTGGCCGCTGGGAACTTGAAAGCCCATTCCTCCGAAGGGATGGGCTCGACAGCACCCATCTTCTTGTCCATGGCGGAGATGTTCTTCGCAACCCCCGCAGTGCTTCGCCGACACAAAGGCGTCTCCTTCAACACCCTGCCGGCCACAGAATGGAGGATGTTTCCCTGCGATGCTGCAAAACTGGCACACCCGACGAAAGGCTGCAACAGGCAAAACAGCCTTGACTTTCCCCTCTGGAAGTTCGTCTTGGTGAACTTGAGCTTGCTCCCCTCCTTCATGGGGTAGGCCTTGGCAGCGATCGGATCCTTGAGCAACTCCCCAAACTCGGAGTCGATGCCCACTGGCTCAAGCTTCCTGTAGCCCCGCACCGTGCCAATCGCTGGCATGCACATGTATGCCATTGCTGCGACCCCTAGTCCTGCATCGAACGCGGCCCCCGACATGCCAGTGCGATATTTCAACACTGCCAAATTCCAAGCACAATGCAGCCCGATGCCCCAACCACAAGGGAGCCAAAAGGCGCACAAATGCATCACTGCCGTGGGGGTGTACCGACCACTCCAACTGTACAAGAAGAACTCCATGATGATGATCCCGACCGTGACCACAAACGCGGAGTCGCTGCGCCCCTTCTTGAACCAGTTCAGCCATTCGCTGACGCCGGCCACAACAGCCCAGTTGGACAGACCAGACCAAGAACCGCCCATGTGTTTCAGGCATTCTTCGTAGACTGGGGCCATCAAAGTGTTGTGTGTATCTCCCCATGTCCACGACGCCCACCAGCGCCAAAGTGCTGCCGCAAACAGAGCCCCCACGGTTTCTGTGTGGCACTTACTGTCTTCTAACGCCCACCCCGCGGTCTTGTCCCCAGTCATGTACCACTCCACGTATGCCGAGGACTTGCCACAAAGGCTGTACTTCGCCCAGCTATCAAAACCACTGGTTATCTGAGGCGGGTCCCTAATCAGAGCCTTCTGTGTTGCCGACGCTACGCCCCCTGCCCAATCCCGCAGGTCACCAAGGGCACCGGCACCATTGGTGTACGCCCAACCTGCTGCGACGTGGACCGACCCTGAATTGTTGTACAAAGCAGACAGAATCCAACACGTGGCAATGATGAAAACCACATTGAGCATTGTGGCCGCAAGGACGTTGATCGTGTCGCCATAGGGGTTTCGGAAGTACCACAGGATACCAGGCATCCACCACGGCTTGTTCCTGTACGATGCACAGTGCGCATCTTTGGCCGCATCCCACACGGCCTTACGGCCTCCGATCGCCGCATTCCGCTTGACCACACCCGTCTG